GATAGCTGTAACACAGAGTGCTACAAGAAACTGCTTCATCCACCCATCAGGCAATGACAACACATAGGTCAGCACAGGAGCCAGAACAGCGAGGATATTCGTCCCCGCGTCCGTAGAAAGATTTAGATCCTCTTTAAGGCTCATGACGTTGTTGAGCTATCTGCCGCTGCTGCAGTTTTCTTGGTTGTGGCTTTACTTACCGCGTCTGCGATAGTCGCTGCCGCTTCGGTTGCCGGGATATCTTCCGGGGCTACAACAGTTTCAATCGCCACAGCAACAGGCGCAGCCGCGCCAGCCAGAACAGCCAACTCATGCAGAATCGCTTTAAGATCTGCGCCAATCACATAACCAAGGTTCTCAATCTTTTCAGCTAAAGTCGTCATAAATATCTCCTAGTATTCGCAGTCTACTACGACCGCGGGGTTGTAAATATAGGCCGTCAAGTCTTGCATCATCACTTTAAAATCCATGCCTACGCTTGTAGGCACCATGCTCTGGGTAAGCTCTGTGCCGGGCTTGGCCGAACACTTCACCGCTTGCGGTTCTCCACCGGGAACAAGTTTAGCATCAAAATTATAATGGCACCCCATGCTTCCTGCGGCTAAACACACTATGCTCAGGCTAATACAGCTTCTTGTATACCGCTTGGTCCTATGCGCTTCACTGTGCATCTTCTACGGGCACCCATGATGTGGGTGTGGTATCTTTAATCGGCTTCCAGTTTTCGGCCACGGTGTTCGGTTCTCCCAACGTTGAGAAAGGCAGCGTAGCGAACGGCGCTCCACCAAACATCATCGCGTAATTGTGCGTGAAGGAGGCATCCTGAACCGGTGTCCAATTAGAGAGCGTAAGATCTACGATCTTTACCCAACCATGCACCTGCTGGTTGTCGGCAACTCCTATGTTTTCCGTGATGCTCGCTAAGAATTGCGCCGCGATGGCTATGGAGTCCGCAGGGCTCAGGTTTTCCGTGATTGAGAACTGGATCTGATTAGAGGCTGCGATGATATCAGCCGCTGATACCCCTTCCGATATGCTGGCAAAATAAGCGTTGAAGATGCCTATGATGTCGCCTATGGTGACGGCCTCCGTTATGGAGGTAACGAATTGGGCGGCAATAGCCGCATCCTCAGCGAGAACTACCGCTTCTTGGATTGAGCTTTGGAACTGCGCTGTAGCGGCTTCAGCTTCGCTGAGAGCTACGTTTTCCGTGATGCTTTGGTTGAATGCAGATGTTTGGGTACTTGAATCACCGGAGGTGATGTTTTCCGTTTGGCTTGCTTGGAACTGCGCTACGATGCTTTCTGTCTCACCGGAGGTGAGGTTTTCTGTTTGCGATGCCGCAAAGGCGGCGGTTATGCTCTCCGTATCACCGGAGGTGACGGGTTCTATAATGGCCTGATTGAAGGCCGAGCTTTGTGTGCTGGCGTCTGCGACGCTGAGAATCTCTACGATCCCAAAGAAGAAGGTGTCTTGTTCAGAGTCGGTATTGCCGACGACAATGTTTTCCGCTCTGGAAACCGCGAAAGCCGCTGTTATGGTCTCGGCGTCAGCCGAAGTGATGCTCTCCGTTAGCGAAGAAGTATAGTCTACCCCTATGGCCGCAAAAGGCCGTGATGCTAACGGAGAGAATCCAAACATTTACATTAGGGCGCCGGGGCTTCCGGCGTTTCCGCTGCAGGAGCAGCAAGCTGCCCATTGGCTTCTTCTTGGAACTTCTGGATAAGACCTGCTACTTCAACAAAACGCTGATTGCCCAAGTAGTTAAACAGAGCGTTAGCAAGTTCCAGAGAGATCGAGATTTTGTTTTCCATTGTGTTGGATCGTGTTTGTTGATAGGAGCGGGTAGTTTAAGCCGAAGGCTGAATCCAAGGCAATGGAGGTTGGATGATTTTTGGATTTTTCTGATCTTCGATCTGCTGAAGGACAGCTGCTTCCGTTGCCGCTACGGTTTCTGCACCCAATGCTCCCTGCGTCCAACCAATGACCTGCGCTTCGGTGAGCTGATCGAATGGGATGTAGTCAGGCTTGTCCGCATTGACCGGGAAAGAAACGGTGGAATACACCGAGCCTGAGAAAGTCCCATCTGTGGCATTGCATGACCAGTGGCTGGTCACTACGTAATCCAGTTTGCCGTTGACGTCTGGGATGCAGTCGAGCGCGTTAATGACCCAAGTGTAGGTGTTGGACATAGTGATTCCTTAGTGGAGGGTTGCTTTGAGTTGGTCGAGTTCATCCCGCATGGCGAGAATCATCTGGTGCTGTTCTTGGAATGCACGAATCAAACGGGGGTTGGCTTTCGACCAGTCGATGCCCCACATTTCATCTTCATCAGCGGGGACGCTGACCATTTCTGGGATGACGTTGATTGCCTTCTGAGCTACTGCACCGAAGTCCTGATGCTCGCCTGTGCTGATCCAGTCGAATTGATCTACCGGGAAATCAAGAATGCTCTGAATCGCTGAACCCGCAGGGGTGACGTTGGTCTTGAGGCGTTGGTCGGAGGAGGTGTTGTAGGCCGTAGACGTAGACGCTATAGCAATGGTTCCTACTGTCGACCCCGCATATCTCCAGTATATATAGTTCGTTAATCCGGTATTCCTTACGTTGTAATAGCTTGAGCCGGTGCAGCTCATGCGGAACCCTTCTGACGCCGCTCTAAATGAGAACTGAGTATTGGTTATATTCCCGTTTACACCTGCGTCTACGTCAGTGGTGTTGATTAGCAAATTCCCACTGGAGTCGATGCGGGCGCGTTCGGTGCCAAACTGAGAAGTAAAAAATACCAACCCATCGCCAGCACTTGCGATACCGGAAGAACCTCCAGAAGAATTGATTTGCAAATACGATGTAGCCTGCGTCGATGTAATTTGAGCAGGGACAGCCGCTGTAGAATAGACATGTAGCCTCGCAGCAGGACTCGTCGTCCCAACCCCCAGATTCCCACTCGCATCCAGAGTCATCGCCTGAGTGAAGGAGATTGCATTCCCTGCTGTGCCGGAGGGGGCAGACCAAAACTTAAACCCGCCACCAGCAAACTGAACCCACGACGATGTGTCGGTGGTTAGATATTTATATTGACCTGTTGTGGTTTGCCAGCCAAGGTTATACCCAACTCCACCGTAGTCTCCCCCAGAACCTCCTAAAGAAACCGCAGCAAATGTCCCGCTGCTTGTGTTGCCAACATTGAGTGATCTGCCACCGCAATAAACACTCGGCGTAACCCCCAATCCCAAGTTCCCACTGGAATCCAAGTTGAGCAGGGCTGTCCCGCCTACACCACCGTTGTAGATGCTTAGACCATCGGAAGAACCTACGGAAATTCTTCCTAACCCTGTAATATAGTCGAGTACGATACCGTCTGTGTAAGTCGCTCCAAATGTGCCTTTGGCGTAGTGACCTAAAGAGGAAATGATATTTCCCGTGGTTGAGAGATTCGTCCCATCAAAAGACAACGCGGTGCCGCTGGTGACAGCTTTAGAGCCATTCAAATACAGAACGCCGTTGGCTGTGCCGCCTGAGAGCGTAATAGTCCCAGAAGCACTAAAATCCGTAAACGCACCCGTAGAAGGTGTGGAGTTCCCAATCGGTGTCGTGTTGATAGACCCAGCAGTTAGATTCCCAGCCAGCGTCACATTTCCCGAAGCATCCAGATACACTGCTTTCTCAGCAGGGTAAGTGACAAAGACATTCTGAGTGCCGGAATTGAAGTTAACCAACGAGCCGCTGTTGGAAGAGGACAGCACCGTGGTGCGGGCCAAGGAGTTTGAAGAGGAGGTATAAGTACCTAGCCCGACTTCCCAGTTACCGCCGTTCTGGTCAGCAATCGTGTAGTAGCAAGTGTTGCCGTTGCCTACACCCGCAGAGAAAGTACGAAACCCGGTTGTAGCTCCCAAGAGCGTGCAGCTCCCAGTACCCGGAGAAGTACACGTTTCCAACACGCGGTCATTGAGGACTAGGCTCATGGAACACTCCTAAAATACAAAAACTCTTTAAGCATCAAGAAGTTGCGGTCGTGCTGTATTGGACCGCCACAGTGTCTCCAGCCGTTACCGTCTTAGCAACTGAGAAATTTCCTTCCGAATACAGTGTGCCCGCCGTAGAGCTCTGCGTATTTACCGCGCCAGTTCCGAGAACCAAGAAGCAGCCATAAACCGTACCACCCGCGCCCGTAATCGTATAAGTGATCGAAGAAGCTGAAGATGAAGTAACATTGGAAGGCGTTGAACCCGTAGAGGTAGCAGAAGCAAAAACAGCCGTGCCGCGCACTGCAGAGCCACCCACCGTGTAGTTCGTGAATTCAGCTGCATTGGTCGTAACCAGCGTGGTCATCGTGTCAGTAGCTGCCGGAGTCAAACTTACCTTGGTCAAGCCGAGGAACGGACCCGTAACGGAGTAAGAAGTGCCCTTCAACAGAGTGTCCAGAAGAAGCTGCTTACCAACAGCCACAACAAGATTGGGGAACTCGTCCGTCCACTTCAGGTTGCCATTTACATCACGGCACTCAACATACCAATGGCCTTCGATACCCATGCCTTCAGGAATCGTTACATTAGCCTGCATAGAAGCAACCGCATGGTCGCCAAAAGCTGAAATTTCGTTCGTCATAGCGACCTCTTAATAAAGAATAATAGGAGCCGTAGTGGAAGTGTACGGAGGGAACGTCACAGTAAACGGCGTAACACCATCAGCAGTATATGTCCCGCCAAAATTCAAAACAGCCACCGCACGATTGCCCTTTGAAGCATTATAAATCAGTCCACCTGCTACCGAAATAGACGCATTGGACCATGTCGCTGGACTCCAGCTTGCGTACGCCGTAGTGCCTGAAAGGGTCACACCCAGATTTGTAAGGAGTAGACCTCCCGCCGTATATCCGGTACCTGTTACTTCACCTGTGGTAGTGTAGACCGTCGTTGCTGAGCTGATGTTCGAACTGCTGGTGTAAAGCGCCAGATAAAACGAGTCCGTATTGAGGTTGTGAATGCCTTCGAGAAGCTCGGCTTTGAAAGAGGATACGAGTGCCTGTGTAATTGCCATTAGTCTTTCTCCGCATAGCGGAAGGTCACAGTTCTACCGCGGGGTTTTTTAGGCGCGCCTTTGATACAATCTAGACTGACCACGCTTATGCTCAACCCATAATACCTAGCCGCCGCAGAGATGCTGATGAACTCTTCCCCCGTCTCATTGCATACGACTTTTTTATTGCCCGGTTGCGGATAGTTCTTTTTACGTTCTACCCATGCAGCACGTTGTTTAGCTTTAGTCTCATCCGAAGCTTTATAGCCTTTACGAGCAATAGCTGTTTTTTTAGTGCGCGCGGCTATCCATTCTGGGTCTTTCTCTTTCAGCCTTAGCGCCGCCTGCCCTTTTGCTATTGTTTTTGGGTTCATCCCACGTTTTTTGGCCGCTTCTCTCATCTTAGCACAGACTTCTGGGGGTAAAGGCTTGCCGTAAAAAGGGTTATCTGGACCCGCAATACCACCGCCACCGCCCGGACACATGTTGTACCCACTCTTTATGGTGTCACACACATCGACTACCAAATTCTCTAGCTCTCTGGCATCCTCTCTAGTCTCGCACCAGTGTAGGACATCGAAAGAAAACGCATCTACCCCGTACTTCCTAAAAGCGTTATAGAGCTTCGTGTGCGTCTTTTTTGTTTGGTTCTTGTGCTCCCACCAACGCTTAACGGGATTCGCTGCAATCCCAATGTACAGCTTACCATTCACTTTATTTGTTATCTTGTAGATGGCGGTTTGCATTTTACTGAGTTACCTCATGCCGTACCTGAGTTGTACGATAATTATCTTGCCTATCCTTTCCGTCGCCTAGAGCGATTAGGGGTTTCATAGCTTCATCGAAAAGACTCTGGTATGTCTGAATTAGGTCAATTTCGCCCTTGCTAAAAACGTAGCTCTCCTTAATAGCGCCCCACAACAGCACGTTAGGATAGTTCTGGCTCAACCATGTAGAACCCGCGGTCACAATAGATGTTGGGTAGGCGAAATAGTGCAGCTCGATGGTGTAGTTCTGGTCCGGCGTAGGCCCCAAAATATAAGTGCTGGCATCAAAGATCGCATAATACTGTGGCTGCCCGGTGACTCCGGGGTAAGGAAACGCTTCGCGGATATAGTTCACATCCTTGTTCAGCATGTACTCGTAAGTACTCTGCGTATCATTGTTAACTACCGCTACTGAAAAAGTAGCCAAAAAATCACTCGGGAGCGTCAGATAAGGGAAGCCAGAAGTGGCTGAGCCTGTGACATTTTTACGAAATGCAGGGAGCTGTACAGAATTCGAAACCAATCGCTCTGTATCTTGGATGAATGTCGGAATATACGCGAGGAAAGATGGATCGGTGTTCTCTGTGAAATCAGAAATTGCCTGCGAAAGACCCGCAAATGTGCTTATGTCATAGGCAGCCATAATTTAGCCCAGCTTCTTAGAACACTTCGTTGCTTTGGTCTGAGCACCCGTACCGCGAACCTTTACCGTCTGTGTTGAGGCGATATTGTTAGGGTACCCCGCAGTGTTTGGCACAGGAACCGATGAAACGCCCTTGTACTCCGCAGAGCCTTCGTTGTGCTTTTTGTAATCTAGCTTAGCCATTACTTCTTACCCTTCTTTTGGTTTTTGGCTCTTGCAACGTTACGCCCAAAGCGCTTCATCTCTTCCGAAGTAGGACCGGGACCTTTCTTAGACGGCTTCGTGTTTTCCATATTACACCTCAAAGGATAGCATTGCCCGGAAGCGGTGGAACAATCACAACACCCGGAACGACAGAAGTAAAAGCAGTGATCTGCACATTGTTCAAGTATAACGTAAGTTGTTGGCTAGCGACAGGCGCGAAAGCGAAATCGGAGCACGAATCGTTGCGGTTTGTGTCAGGGCGTGGTTCGCGTAGCGCTTGGGGGTCGTTATTCAGCTTAGGCGGTGCTAGAATCGGAATAAAATTTTGCGGATGGTCCGGATCCCAGCACTCGGGGCAACGCTTTGTGTTAATCAACTTGCCCATGATATAAATCTTTTTGAGCTTGTCCAAGTCATAGCGCTGACCACAAAGATCGCAAAACGAGATCTTGCCTTTACTTGAAGCGAATCTAGTAGCCATTTTTATCTGCCCATGTGATAACCCATTTATCCCGGCGTTTTCTATCTCCGCGCAGATACCGCATCACATTTTCTCTAGACGTTTTAAAGTGCTCCGCGCATATATCCGCGTTGTTGAATACTAAAATTTCGTCTTCCTTTGTCGCCACAACAGCCCCTTGTGTTTTCTTAGCCTCAGACATCTTGCCACGGGTTTCTTCGCTCCGCGTTATGCCTAGCAGCGATTCAGATATGGCCTTTTTCCTTTCATCAGAAAGCTTCAAACCTTTACAATATGTGTTCCCAATGCGGGCTGCAGACATCTTAGCCTTCGCAGCTTCCGTATGAGTGTGCCCAATGTGCGCCGCCGACATATTAGCTTTAGCCTGATCCGTGTGTTTTCTACCTACCCAGCTTGCCGCTACTTTAGCTGCGTGCTCTAAGGATTTCTTTTTTCCTTTTAGCGCCGCCGACACCTTCGCTTTATGCTCCTCAGTTAATGTCTTACCGAATAGCGGATTGTCCGCTCCGGAACCTATCCCTTCTCCCCCTATGCAGATGTTGTATCCCACCCTGCGGGTGTCGTGCGCTTTGATGAGCTCCTGTTCCACATAGTTAGCATATGGTTTATCCGGGCACCAGCATAAAATGTCGAATCTAAAATTTTCTTTGCCGTACTTAGCGATAGCCGAACGGAGTGCTTTGCAACCCGAAGTAGCGCCATTATGCTGATGCCTTCTTTTTTCCGGGTTAACCGTCTGCCCAATGTACATTTTTCCGTTTACGGGGTTAGTGATCTTATACACGGCTACAGGCGCTGACATTACCAGCCCCCACCAATATAGCCAGCCATCGGAACTAGCCGCATCGGAGCCTTCTCACGGTCCTCATCCATTGCAAGTTGCAAAGACTCATCATACGAAGCCTTCAACATCTGCAACCTGTTCATATCCAAATCAGGCTGTTTTCTAGCAATGTGATATGCGAGGCCCGCAGTGATAGCTTCATAGAACCGGAACGGTACGTCCTGTGTGGTAGTGCCCGATTGCCCCGCATCTTGTACGCGGCGTAGATACCAATAGTGGAACGAATAGGTGCCCGTGGCATTCGGCACCTGCCACAGATAAATCTCAGGAATCGGAGTCTGCCTGTTTATCCAGACCTGCACAGGTCTACCCTGTGAAAGCTTATTAGGAATAGCATCATAGGTCGGCAACGCGATACGCGGGATTACGAGATCCGTCTGGTTGTACTGACTGCCGGGATTCTGCCGAATAACTTGATCGATGAGGTCAACACAGTCCTCTGGAAGCTGATAAATATACTGTCCCTGTATAAGCGGAATGTCAGCCTCTTCGTACGTCCATAGGTTCAGCCCACGGTTCGCAAGCTCACTGAGGATGTAGTTGAGGCTGCGCCTAGCAGTACGGAATTGGTAGCCCGTCCGAATTTCAAGCCCGGCCCTCTCATGCGCCTCTTCGATAATTTCATCAAGCTGAGGGGCCCAGTTCGCCGTACCGCTAGTAGTCATGGCTTAACCGTAGAAAATAGTGCAGAAACCTATGTTCGTCATCTGAGCATAGATGCCGTTATTAGCCAAAATACCTTCGCCCGGAATGATAATCTGCTGAATGTTTGTGGCGCTTGTCAGCGTGGTGAACTGAGTCATCCATCGCCCATTGCCTGTACCATCTACGTAGTAGCACGCGGTGCCGCCAGCTACAGTCCCAGCGTTTGGATCAGTGATAGTGAAGGTATTTGCATCGGTTACAGTGATCGGATAATTTCCACTTGTAGCGGATACAGTAGAAGCCAGAGCAAACGCAATCCCAACAACCTCTCCTGTAGTAAGACCATGCGCTGTCTTTGTCACAGTAATCGTATTGCCTGAGCGTGCATACACAGCGGTCACAGGCGTTTGTACAGTATCAAAAATAGCAAGCATACCGGACTGACCACCAGTACCCGCAAAAGTAACCTGCTTTAGTCGGCAACGGGCTGATACTAACTGCCCTGTCTCATTGAGCTGTGCGCTCTTTACATCATACTGCATCGTCATGGCGATAACCTCTTACTTGCAATTCCATCGTTTAAGGCTCGCCGCTTTACGGGTCGGTCTACCTTTTTCATCTTTCATCGGCCCCGGCATACCGCTCATTCTTGCGCAAAATGACTTACGTCTTGCTGCGTCTTTCTCCGTCTTTGGATGCGGAGCGGGTGCCTTAAGCTTAGATCCTGTAGCTTTATTGTACTTGGCTCTGCCTTTTGCCGTGAGCCCGGCTCCTTTACTCACCGGGAGTTTTTCACCTCTACCTACAGCAAGCGATGGGTTCTTAGACATGTTTACCTCTGCTGCGGTCTTTGGACAACCTGAGATGTAGGATTGCCCTGAATCTGGAGCCCTTGGGGCTGTTGAAAATTAGCCATACTCGGGGGCTTATTCCCCTGAGGCGCAAACGGAGTCTGCATCGGAGCAGGCTGGCCACCTTGGCCGCCATCGCTACCACTCTTATCAAAGAACCCCATGTTATTCTCCGGCCCTGTACCCGTAGCGTCCGCTCCTTGCATGAAGTTTTGATTCTGCGGAGTTGCACCGATATTGGAGAGCTGCTGCCCCTGCGGAGCACTCATAGGCCCCTGCGGAGCACTCATAGGCCCCTGCGGAGCATTGGGCTGTCCTTGCCCCTGATACTGCATGAAGTTCTGGTTAGGGGAGGCATAGTTATTGTAGGAGTTTTGAGACTGCGTAGCCATGTTGCTACCCTGCGGACCTCCCGCTCCTTGCAGTTGCTGAGCTAACTGCGCCAAGTTTTGATTTTGACCTCCCCCGGCCATACTTACACCATACGTCCTTTTGTGCGAC